CTTCTTTAATTCGTTCTCCCATTGCTTCGCAAGTTCTTTCACGAAGTCTTTATCAACGGCAACGACTTCTGTCTTTGTTGTATGCTTAGGGGATTTCTCCCAGCTAAATTCCCATAGGTCTTGTGGTTTCTTCACTTTGCCACCGAATGCCGCTACCGTATAAAAACAAGAAATGCGACATTGTTCCCAACTCTCCCTCCTTTGACGCTCAACAGCTTTAAGAGAAGCGTCCAGCTCCCAATCTGTCATTTCGTCGAGAAAGTAGTCAGGTGCAATGCCGCACTCTACAACAACCATCCCATACAGAGATTTGTACGAGAACTCGGAGCTGTCCGAATGTTCATCAGCCAGCCCTTTGTTATTGTTTCTTATTTCTTGCCTTTTTTTTTGTTTCCAGCAATAGCCTCGCTCATCTCTTGGATAATGCTCGGCTCTTCGTCAACCATATCTACGAATGCATCAAAGTCAATAGACTCAAACGCTTCCTTGTTACAAGCTTTCAAGGTGCAATAGAGCATTACGAGAACGTCGTTAATCTTACCTGCATCCATAGAACCAATGCTTTTACCAGTCATTTCTTCGAAAAGCATGATAGAGCGCATTGTCTGCTTTACTTTGTATTCTTTACCGTTAATTACTACGATGTTGTTGTTAGTTGTAGCCATCTCTAATGATTTTTTGTTAATAAATAATTAATTCGCAAGCTCATTAGGCTTTGGTGAGCGCACCAGTACCTTGGAACGATACAGAGAACGTAGCCTCACCGTCAGTAGAACCCGAAATATTCAACGAAGTGATAACTGCCTTACCAGTGTATACCGAACCAGTTTCGAATGTATGAGTAAGGTTGTCACCAGTACCAGTCTTGTAGTTTACTGCACCGAACTTGATAGTAACCTCTGGGTTAGTTGCCACAATAGCAGAGAATGCGGCGTCGAAGTTACTCATAACACCAACCAAGTGGTCAGTAGATGCAGTCCAAGACTTCTTTGCAGCAGAGAAACCCTTCCAGCTACCCTCACCTGCTGAGTTGAGCTGCTTATAAGTGGTAGACGACGTTTCTTCCGTATCTACCGTAATATCCAATGAACAGCTCGTAGCATAGCCCCAAACTGTGTCCCCGATTGCCACGAGGAGATTTTTTCCTTCCAAAAGTGCCATAATTATCTGAAAATTAAATAGTTACTCTTTGTAGTTAATTACAAAATCTTTAATATAATACCCATCCTCATATCTCTCTGAGTAGTTTTCAAAGCGATAGTTTGGACGTTTCTTAAATTCGTTAAAATAAGCCTCGGCTGCTTCATGCGCCTTGTCATATCTAAGACACGCTATAGCAAGCGTATATTGTTTTGTAGAAGAAGCTGTGCCGAAGTTTGTATATGTATAGGTTGTGTCAATGTGAGAATAGACGCCGAAGAACTCGCCAGCATTCTCAGGAGCTACAACTGGATAGAGCTTCAAAGTACTTCTCTTATCAGCCCATGCTTTAAAATCTGAATAAAAGCTCATAGCTGTAAAACTTGTTTTATCGTCACCGTCAGGTGGCTATTTGTTCTTATTATAAGTTTGTTTGATAGAACCAGCTATATACCGCTGCATATTATTCATGATGGTCTGCTCGGTATTATCTACTGTTCTGCTGAATAATCCCATTGGCTCTATTCTACCAGTATAGCGAGCCTTTTTAAGCTTTGTCCCTTTCGCCTTACTTTTCACTTTCTGCCAACGACCGCCTTTCTTATAGGTACCAAGCTCATAAATTGTCAAGAGGAATTTCTTTCCTGCTTTCTTCTGCTTGGCTTTGATAGAGGCTACAACTCCGAGAGGGTTCTTTTTGTCGTTGTAGATATAAACACCGCCCAATTCCTTGGTAGTCTTGAATGATTGCTTTAAAAGCCCCTTATATTGCGTTTGTAGAGGCTTTGCAGCTTTCCTGACACCTTTCCTTATGGCGGTCTTTGCTTGCTTGCCAGAGAGCGAATTTAAGAGCTTTAAAGTGCCGTCAATATCTATATCAGCATCTACTTTCATTTACACCTCCTTTTCAAGCTCAAAAACCATCCACATTTTCCCATCAGGAATAAAGCTCACTACTCTATAATAAGCCCCCATAAGTGGAATCCATACAAAGTCGTCTGTATCGAGCTTATATGCAGCGTTTCTTCTGACAGTCATTGTGCAGGAGTGTGGTTGAAGCTTCTTCTCTGCCCCGATTGCTGCGCTTCCGAGTGTGAAGTCAAGAGCTGCTCTAACCCTTACGTATCTATCCTCGCAAAACGTACCATTGTATCTTGTTACGCAGTCCTGAGCGATATAGTCAGTTGCCCCATATTTATCCTGCTCTTCCGTTCTCTTATTAAAGTAGACGACGTATTTCAAATCACCTGCACGCATATTGTTTAGTATTTGATATATGGACTAAGCAAGTATGAAATAGCCATTGGGACTTCATACATTTTTGTTTCGCTTACCGACTCTCTATTGTTGTACAAATGACCAACCATCATTCGGATAGCATGAAGAATTGGCGGTGGAATCTCACTCCAGTCCGCCCAAAGGTCTTCATTCTTGTAATTAAGATGATTGGCAACAGCCATCAGAGAAACAGTAAGAAGCGACTTCAAATATGAATCATCTACGGTATAGTCAACGTCAATAATAAGATGTTCCTTAATGTCTTCAAGAACACCTTTATAAATCCATAATCCGTCTGTTATCATGTTTCCTGAATTTTAAGGAAGAAAGGAGGGGCGACGAGTCGCCTCCCCCTTGTTCCTGATTATATAGAGATGGTTACTTATTTTACGGTGCGAGCTGCGAAAGCTTCTGCACGACGCGGCTTAACATCGAAGTAAGCGTTGATAACGAGGCGAACAGCACCGTTAGTAGCCTGAGTGAACGAGTCAACCGTGAGGTCGAAAGCACCCCATTGTGCAACTACCAGCTCTTCGAAGTTACCGAATACAAGACCCGAACAAGCCGAAGTAGACATTACTTCGTAGCCGTTGCATTCGTTGCCCTCCATAAGGAAGCGACCCGAACCAGCGTCAATTGCGGTAGTTTTCAGCTTAGCCTTGATAGCTGGGCTAACAATAAACTTCTTGTTGCCGCCTACATTTGCATCTTCGAGAACCTGCTCCAAACCTACAACACCTGCGTAGTTTACCGTGAGAGCCGAAGCACCGTTGAACAAACCTGCTGGCTGAGTAGCCGTACCTGCTTCTGCACCGAGGATAGTTTTTTCGAGCTTTTCAGTTACTGCGTTAACAATATCACGACGGAGCATTTCTTCTGCTGCCGTAGAATCCTGCAAGAGGAATTGTTTCGAAATGTCGATGTAAGCCGTGATACGCTTCGGAGCAAACTTCACTTCCGAGAATACACCGCTACCGTCTTTCGCAGGGTTAACTTCACCTTCCCAAGTTACAGTAGAGCCGCTGTATACTGGCACAGAGAAGTTACCTACAAGGCCAGTCATGAAAGTTGCACCAGCCTGAGCCAATACTGACTTAGCACGGAGAGCTTCGAGTACGTTGAGTTTGTCTTCCTGAACGGTTACACCACCGAGGTTATCAACACCTGCCTGAACAATACCAGCACGCTGTTCAATCGGCATTACAATCTGACCAGAGTAGTTCTGACCAGCCTTGCGCATTTCGGTGCGACCTTCGTTAATTACTTCAATTGCACGCTCATCAAGTGGGCGGTTGTTAGCTACGTCATTAATAGCTTTAAGGAGAGAAAATTTAGTTTCTGGCATAATCTGTTTCTTATTATTATCGTTGTTAGTTTGAGCTGCTTTACGAAGCTCTTCAAGTTTGTCCTCGCAAAAATCTTTTACTTCCGTCGGCAACGAGCGAGATTCAATTGCCGTTTGAAGAGTAGCCTCGTCGGCGTTTCTGTATTCCTCTTTGAGGTAATCACAAAGACTACGCTTAGCTACTGAAACATAGGTGTCTGAGTAAGCTCCGTCGGCTACAATCGAGAAGTCGTAGAGTTGTTCAATTTCAAGAATGGTACGCTTGTACATTCCGTCATTTACTTTTTCCCAATGGTCACGCTTCACAGTGAAGGCAAAGCTTGATTCATTGTAGTCGCCTCTGTTCAGCCCCTCCAATACTTCATCGCCAAGAGCGGTGTTAGGAGCGTCAAACTCATATACAACACCCTTTTCATCAATAGAAACGGACAAACTGCCATTTCCTTTATTTCTGCGAGCGAGAATACCACGGTCACGGTTGTGGTCGAGATACACCTTAATGTCGGAGTTGTCCACGAGAGCCATGTCGATTGCTTCGGGAGAGATAATCTCTGTAAAGCCTCCAAGGTCACGACTCTCATGGTTGAACAGAACACCATAGCCTCTTACAAGTCTACTCGGAGTATCGTCAGTCTGCTGAGGTTCCTGAATTGGTTCCTGCGGCTCCTGCGGCTCCTGAATTGGTTCCTGATTCTGATTCATTTCTATTATTATTAATTATTGCCTCCAATGAATAGAGATTGCTTTGCAGCATTGTTTCATCTCCGTTATCTACTGGTGGCAGATTCAAGTCTTTTCTAATTTCATTGATAGTCATTGCCCCCATATTAATCATCTGAGAGTAATAGGAAGCTACCGCAGAACGGTCGGCTTTCAACACTCGTGACACGTCAAACTTAATGTCGATGTTTTCATCAGGGAAGAGCTTCATCTCAAACTCCTGCTCTATCTTTTCAAGCAACGGCGACAACGTATCAGTCAAGAATGCGAGCTGCGTAGCCTCTACCGTTGAATAAGAGCTTTTAGATAAGTCAAAGAGCTTAACTGGTGAAATGCCAAACCAACGACAAATATCCACCACATTGAACTGGCGCGTTTCCAAGAGCTGTGCATCAGCAGGATTCACCGTAATCGGCTGGAACTCCATATTTCCGTCCAATACTGCAACACCATTTGGATTACCGCTTTGTGGAGAGAATGCCAATTGCCAAGCTTCTTTAATTTTCTGCTTCTGTTCTTTGGTGGTACGGTCAAGAATTTTAAGAATACCTGCGAGATTAGCTCCACCCTTAAAGAAGCCACTTGCATGAGCCTCAGAGTCAGAAGCGAGAGCCAAGCTGTTGCGAGCATGCGTTAATGTACTCACACCAACAATTCCGTCGTAAGAGAAGTTCATTATGTGAATCATATCCTCTTCTTTGATGCGCTTCGGAAAACCAAGTTTTGTCGTTTGATAGGTCTTGACGTCGTTTTGTTCGTCGTAGTTAACCTGCACCGACTCAGACGGAATCCATTTCAATGACTTAACGTTGCCACTCTTGTATCTCTCAATGAAAACGAACGCATTTCCTTGGAGGTAAATAGAGCTGACTATCTGTTTTAATAGTGAATAACGTGTCATCCGTTTATTAGGCATCTTGTTCAGAATCTTTGCAATAGGCTCATTCATCATCTTGTGAGCAAAACCGTCCTTATCAATGCGATATGGCTCAAACGGAAGCTGCGCTACTGCATCTGAGATAGCCTCTACTGCGCGATATACTGCCGACAAGAGCATTGCACTCTTACCACCATAGCTTGAATAACTGTTAAAGCTCACAAAATCCGCAAAGCCAAGACTGCGTTCTTCTCCCTGCTTGTTGCCGAACATTCTTGTAAAAATATTTCCCATTTTATATTACATCAATAACTTGTTATGCGACGTTTCGTTAGATAACGTCTATTTCATTACTATATCTTTCTTTTGTCAAATAACCACCCAGAGCACTAAGCATCGCAATAACTCCGTCAATTTTATCAACGTCGTTGTACTTGACTGGCTTAGCATTTCCATTATGGTCTGTTTTAATGCTCACATTGCGGAAACAGAACATCGTAGCGTCGTTTCTGTCTATCACCACATTCCCCTGCAACATGAGTCTTTCAAATTCTTTGGTTGGTCTGTTGAAGTTACTTATAGCCTGACTATACGGTACCATTGGTAAGCCTAATTCTGTGGCTGAGATAGCGAACTGTGTAGAGTTCCATGAGTCATAATAGATGCCTTGGATAGTAGCAATCTTATCCAGCTCCATAAGCTCTTTAAGAACATAGTCATAGTCCGTTACATTGCCCTTTGTAACAATCAAATGTCCTTGTCGTTGCCATTGCTTATATAGCTCCTTGTTCTGTTTCTCTTCCAATGCTGACTCGGGCAAGAAATACGTGGTCTTAAAATAATATTTATCTTTATGAACGACCAGCGCGGAAACAGCTGTCAAGTCACTAACTGCCGCGAGGTCGACGCCTACATAGCATACTGGCTGCTCTCCGTCTTCCCCTAAGGATTCGATGTTTACGTTGCTAATAGACTTTGCAATAATAGAGTCCCTTATCCACACATCAGCAGATTGACACCAAAGATTAAGAGTCTTAGTCTTTACCCCAACCTCATTAATCGGGTTGTTCTTGGCTTTCATTACCTGCTCTCTGATATATTCCAGCTTCACCGTTTGACCTAATGACGGATTGCTTTTTATCCAAACACTCTCATCGTCCCATTTATCGTCCTCGTCAAGCTCATAGATTGCCGCGAATTGGCTCTCGTCTTGCTTTGCTCCATATAACACATCCCGACAATAGTTGCGGATTGTATAGCACGGTTTTGATAGGTCAAATCCTGCCGTAGTAATCATCATTATCAATGGTCGTTCTCGCATCCCTTGACTACTCACAATAACATCAATCATTTTTGTGTCTGGGAACTCATGAACTTCATCCAACAAACCAACAGAACAGTTGAATCCGTCACAGTTGCCAGCTTCCGCCGCGAGTACTTTGAGTCGTGATTTATTTAATGGAACGTCGATGCTGTCACGGAATATTTGAAGAGTTTTCTTCTTTGGGTCTAATTGCTCCGCCAAGGCTTTAATGATAGCATAATCGACGTCTTTTGCTTGACTTCGGCTATTAGCTACCAATAACACCTCTGCTGCATCCTCCTTGTCAAATAACATAAAATACAGCGACAATGCTCCTGCGAAGAACGTCTTTCCCTGCTTACGTGATAGTTGAATGTAGGCTTGTGTATACTTGCGCTTGTTTGTTCCCTTATGATAGAGGCCTACCAAGTTTGCGGTCATGAACACCTGAAAAGGCAACATGATAAATGGTTTTCCAGAGTGACTACCAGTATAATGTTTGAGGCAATTGACAAACTTTAAACATCTATCAACCTCTTTCTCTCTAAACTCATAACGTTCATCCGCTATGTCATTTAGAAAACGCTTACAAGCTAATCTAATAAGCTCTCCTGCCACGATGTTGCCGTTAATCACGTCCTCTGCATATTCAATAGCTTCACGAACGTTATTCATATTTTAGTCCTCCATTTTCATTAATGCTGCAAGCGGCGAGTCTTCTTCTTTTTCATGACCGTCCAAGCGCTCCATTCTCTTCTCATCCAAAGACGTTAACCCAAATTGTTTACACAAGGCTATCATCTGCTGCCCTGCTCTATGCATAATACCATGCAAAGGATTAGGACTTAATCCGCCTTTCTCTGTTTCATATACAAGCTCTTCGCCATTAGCAAAGGCTTCCGCACATTTCAAATATATATCGTAGTTAGAAGCAAGCATATCCAATGCCCCGATGTGTGTGCTGTTGAGTCTACCCTTTGATTCAAGCTCTGAAACAACAACGTCCATGTAAGCAACCGTTTTGTCGCTAAGACCTTTCAGATTGCTATACGTAAAAGTCTTCTTCTTTCGTCCCATATAACTTATTTCTTATTGCTGCATCCATCTCCCGATATATATGCCCCTGCTTAATAGCGTTAGTCTTAGAGTGAATAGCACCGTGACAACTACTGCATACACTAACAAGGTTATCAGGATTGAATGCAAGGTTAATATCTTCACTTAGCCATATCCAATGATGAACATCAGATGCAGCCTTTGTTCTTCCATTAGCCAAGCACATACAACACAGCGGCTCTCTCGTCAATTGACTATGCCGCATTTGCTTCCACATCTCTGTTTGATATATCTCCTGACGTCGATGCTGATTGGCTGTATTCTTTTTATATGTGCTCTGCTTCTTTGGCTTAAATAGAGTCGGCATAATGCTCAGTTGTTGGCTTATAATCCTTATACACCAGATAGGTTTGCAATGCCTCTCTAATAAACGTACTCAGCTTAACATTATTCACATCACAATACTGACGAACATGACCGTCAATAAACATTGGAATACGAACTGTCAACCGAGTTTCATAATGCTTCTTTCTATTGCGCTTCTTCTTTTCCATATAAATAATAATGTTGTTCTATATTAATTGTATCTTAGATGTCATTCATTTAACAACAATGAAGCAAGACCCTCGAGAACCCATAGGCCTTTTATTTTACAAGAAATTAGGCACAACCCCCTCGAGAGTTCTTTTTCCACGAGAGGTAAA